ATATATAACGCGGTAGCCAGCCAGTTAGTTGACAAGTATTTTAGCCAAAATAAAAGCACCCGAAGGTGCTAGTGAATGTTACGCTATTCTGGCGAACTAGCTATGCTAATGTATTACTTCTTTGTACCTGAGTTAACAAAGGCATACATCTTTTCTGCAGTTTCAAGAACTTTCTCAAGTCCTGGAAATTCTGGCATACCCACTGTGGTAACCAACTTGCCTGTCTTTTCATCTTTGGCAGTGGTCAATTCCCATCCTTGAAATTTGGAGTGGAATTCTTCGCTGACTAGACTTTTTGCCATGTCTAGAATGTCAGTACGGATCTCGTATCCGTTCTTGTTGAATTTTACTTCTGGTAGTTTTGGTGTTTCAAATGACATATTAATCTCCTGTGTGTAATGTCTGTTTACATAGATACTTCTTTTTCTCTATGTACTATTATATATGCTTTGTGATCTAAAAGCAACTTATTTCTTGAACTTGTTTACTCGTTCCTTGATAAGTCCAACCACTACGTCACTCAGCACAACCTCATAGTGGTTATAGTCTACTTCTACCAACTCCATGTCCGCATGATGACGTTGGCTGGCAATGGTCACAACACCATCGTTGGGTTCATGCATGAAAGCACTTTGACCCTTTACAGTTACTATATTGGTCCAAGGATGCTGAATTTTGATATTTCTTGCTTGCTTCATTACCCACGAACTGGGACCAATGTCACGCATCAGTCTACTGAATGGCAAGAAGTATTGAGCATAGTCCGCTACTTCAGCACCGCCATATGGAGTACTCAATGTCACAGCACCCTTAACAGCACTAGGCATTGAGTTGGCCAAATGCAGGCTGTAGATGCCGCCCAGACTATGCGCAACAAACACCAGGTCCTTGTGGTCCTGTAGTGTAGTCTGCATGTCTTTTAGGTTGTTTTCAAACCCATTGCGACTGTCATAGTTGAGGTCTAGGCCTGCACCCAGTTTACTCTTGATATAGTTAAAGCTCTCGCTGGTGGCATTGGCACCGTGTATGTACACTAATTTCATGCCAATATTTAGCGGTTAGAACCAGCCGCTGAACTCGTCATTGATGATAGGATGCACTTCCCAACCATCTCGATGCCAGCGTAGCAACATTACTAATGTATCTAGAAAGTTCATTTTAATAGTAGTGATGAGATGCTCTGCTCTTACGGTATTCCGCAATAGCTTCGCCCCATGCAACTAGACTTTCGAATACAGTGTTGATAAAATTTTTCATAGATAGTTTTCCTTTTGAGAATTGAATTGTCGGATATAACCTTCCAACTGTGCGGCATCGGTAATGCCTTTGGTGCTTAGATATTGATCTAAACGGCTTTGATAGCTGGATCCTGGGAACATTTCAGCTAATCGTTCCATTAGTCCTAGCATGTAGTTTGATAACGTCTTCATTGTGTTTTCCTGTGTGTTTGTAGCAACTCATGGTTTCTACTGAGTATTTATATTTAAATTGTGCGACCGCAACATTTATCAACTCGATTGATCTAATGATAACTAGACTATATAATCAAATAAATAACGTATAAAGAGAACACAAATGCGTAAAAGCACACGTAGTATTTTACAAGAATTAAACGAAATCGGACTCAGCAGAGATCCGGATCTAGTTATAGAAAGCCGTGGTAGCAACATTATACAAAGCGCCATTAACTTGTTGGACATGATACGTGAAAATTACGATATTGAAACAGCTGCTGAACTAGAACGCAGATTCATCAACAGCATCAAAGGCGCTGACCCCACCAAATTCAAGCGTGGAATCAAGCGTATTCAAGAAAGCAAAGACCAAACATAATCGTCAAAATTGAGCTGTATCCACAGTATTTTTTCAATCAGAGCTAAATAATATTACAAAGGCTTTTTAGGAAAGTCGCTCGAAGAGTTCGGGCAGTAATGGTATAAGAGGAGAAACTAACATGCCATCATTATTAACAACAGACGTAGCAGCCAATTATGGCCGCATGACAGCACAAGACAGCTATTCAACTGGCCCAGCATTTAGTAACTTTGGTACACGTTCATTACGTTTACTTAAAGTTGTTACAACTGGCGGTACAAACGACCTAACCAGAGGTACAGACGGCGCAACTGGCGCATACACAGATGCAAACAGCGTGTTTAGCCGTTGTGTTCGCGCAATTCAAACAATGGCCGAAGTTTATGTAGTTGGCGTTCCAGATGCCACATCATTCTTGATTTTGGTAACTGGCGACACAGTTAACGACGCGAGTGTGGGTTCTAACGTTGCAAACACAACTTACAATGCATTGGAGGCAGCAATTGGTGCTTCAATGAACACAGGTGGTTCAGCAACTGTTACAGCAACTGGTACAGCTGCTAACCCAGGTATTTTCGTTGGTGCTGCTTTAGGTACATTCGCTTAATTCTCCGGGATGGGAAGACTAAGCCCACTTTTATAGTGGGCTTTTTTACGACTGTTAAATAGTGTATGGAATACAAATTATACACATTAGTTGACATAACGCACACTGGACAGTATCGCAACGACCATCACAAACAAAAAGAACGTTGTCAAGAACAAAATTTCAACACCCTGTTGCAAACACTGGGTATTAGAAGTAACATACACTATTATAACAGTCCAGATCCTATTGAAATCAAAGGCAGCTTGATAGGATTTGACACTGACAAAATTATTCGTGTGTGGCGCTTTGATTTCAGCACAGAGCGTGATTTTGTTTATGAACTGGAAGACAATCCAGTGGGTGGATTGATAACAGACTTCCATCTTGTGCCTTATATAAAAGGACTCAACGAAGACATGGAACAACAGTATGCAGTATTCAACACCAGCGATCCTGGCAAGAACATAGTATTTTTCAAAAAGTAATAAATACTACTAGTGTTTTCACTACACCAATAGGCTCACAATTAGGCAATTAATCATACACTGGGAACAAGCCCAGACACATTAATTAAATCACAGGACGAGCCCATAATGGCCACGAAAGAAGCACAAGCACAGCTAGCTATGTTACCAGAGCGAGTAGCAATAGTTGAAACCAAAGTACATCAGATAGAAGAAAAACTTGACGATCTCAAAGCAGATGTCAAAGAAATGCACGATTGTTTAGACAACACTCGTGACTTGTTGGACAAAAAACTGTGCGAAATGGCCGTTGCATCCAACACACAACATGCAGAACTAGCTGACAAAATCACCAACTTGTACAAGATCAAAAGCAAGTACACCATGTATGCCATGGTGGGTTTGGCATTTGCCGCAGGTTCAGGCTGGATCAACGCCATCAACTTTCCCCATGTATTAAAGTTCTTAGGCTTGTAATTCAGTTAAATACTGAATGCAGATTCAAGAACTATCCATAGACCCAAATCCACATCATCACGAACTGAATCCAGTTCTGTGGGACAACCTTCGCCTTCGCACAGAAGTGCGATTCAAACTGTTACGAATAGCACGACACTTTGCTGATTACCTAAACGTGGCCAAACTAAATTTAAAAGATGTCACACTGAGTGGCAGCAGTGCTGGTTACAATTACAGCAACTACAGTGACATAGATTTGCACTTGGTTGTAAGCGACACAAATGGCAATGACGAACTGTTCACAGCCAAAAAGAACTTGTACAACAGCGAACACGATTTGTCAATTGAAAACATTCCAGTGGAACTGTATGTGCAACCTGCAGATCAAAAACACCACAGTGCCGGCATATACAGCATACTTGACAACAAATGGCTGGTTGAACCTGTGCATGAAGAGCCCACTGTGGCTCCCAAAGACATCAAATCCAAAGCTCGAAATTATGCCAGTAAGATCAACTCAGCTGTGAGAAGCGGCAACATTAAACAATGCAGGCAAGTAATGGACGACCTAAAACGACTTCGAAAAGCTGGGTTGGAGTCCAATGGGGAACAAAGTGTGGAAAACCTAGCATTTAAGTTGCTCAGAGCTAGAGGACAAATTGACAAATTGCGTAAATACATAACTAAACTAGAGAGTGCTGAATTAAGCCTCGGAGAACAAGATGAAAATTAAAGACATATTAGGTGAAGATGGCAATTTAACAGTGGCTTCTGTTGCAGGCGACAAAGCCAAACTGTCAAATGGCACTGAGATTGATGCCAAAACATTGACACCAGATCCAGACAAACCAGGACAGCTTAAAGCACCTGAAATGGATCCCAATGCCATCAAGCCCGGCGCTGTTGTGACCACTGGTGACAGTACCAGTGAGAATTATGAAGAGGAAGAAGAATCAATTGTTGAAAAACATCACGACACTGTGGCCAGTGGCAATCACCCAGTGGGCGGCGATGCCACTGATAGACTTATCAATCAGGTGCGTGACAAGGGCTTTGAACGTGCTGCACGTGGACCACACAAGAGCACAGTGCCCAGCAAGTTGCGTGAAGATGACGAACTTATGAAATGGTTAACCATTGCAGGTATCAAATGAAAATCAACGAGCTAATTCATGATTTTTCAATTTGGACCACCAATGAAGAAGCCAAACTATTGAAGCAATTAAAAGAGCCAGTTAAACTACACAGTCTAAGCGAACACGATCAGTTCAGAGTTCAGGCCATGATACGCAAGAGTTTGATAACTAAAATTGGCCACAATGATCCCAGTGTAGTTGCAAATGAAAAAACCTAAAAAACAAGTAATTAAAGAATTAGCTTCGCACTTTGAAGAAGACCTCAACAAGAGCCTTCCTTTTGTGGTGCATAGCAACAATGTGATTTCTTACAAGAAGTATGCTATTGTCAAAAACACATCAAACAATTGGGCCATGCATCACTCTGTTAGCAAAGATTACATTAACGAATTTTATTTAAAAACTTGTGCTTTGATGGCGGCCAAAGCGTATGATGCATCAAACATGACTCGCTACTACGAAATCAAACGCATGGACACACAATACTGGGCCAATTACAGTGACAATCAAATCTATAAGAAAAACATAGTCAAAGCCAAAGATTTTGATAGATATATGATACTGTTAAATAAACTGGAATACAGTCAGGCTCAATCAGAGCAGTATAAGAATGAAATTTCTACAATGTTTAAGTGGACTTTCGTATAAATACTAGTAAGAAACATCTCAGGATACCAACATGAACATTAGAGAATTATCAAAACCAATAACATCAAAGATTCTTAACGAGAATATGGCCAAGCAATTTGGCTACAAACTTAACTTGGAACAATTCAGCGATGTTCAGCTGGAAGATGCACGTAATAAATTACGCACAAAATTAAGCCAGTTTGAACTGGGTGAAAGTTTTGACAGCGTCAACGAAAGCCCAGCCTATCAAAAGACTCGTGCTATGTTGGATTGTGTTAATCAATCAATCATGGAGCGTGAAGAAGGCAAATGCCCAACATGTCATGCAGATCCTTGCAAGTGTGAAGGTACAACCGCAAAGAAAACTATGAAGAAAAAAGAAAAATCTGTTGAAGAAAATTATGTTAACAAAACGTTCCGTGAAAGAGCACAATCGCACTCAGTTCCAGATGCATGGATCAATAATGCACTACAACGTGTAGAGCTGGGTGAAAGCGATCGTGCGGAACTCAAGGCTGAACTAACCACACGTTATGACCTAAACGAATCTGAAGCTGGCTACGTGCTATTGGAAGGCGAAGAAGACAAAGCTGAAGTTATCATGGCAACTAAGGATATGGTTGACCGTGTTACTGGTTGGCTAGAAGATGTAGCGGCCATGAAAGCTGAACAGCTATTAGAATTGACAGACTCTATAAGAGAAGCAATGGGCAGCGATGTTGCTCAACAATACACTGATGCTGTTAAGCCAGCATTAGAGGCAATTTACACCGCATTAGAAACCAGTCGTCAAGGCATATCAGGCGCATTAGCACTAGTATCAGGTGGCGAGGCCCCAACAATGGGAGCCAGTGCTCCAGCCATGGGTGCTCCAGGAGAAGAAGCAATGGCAGGCGAACCTGCTCCAGAAGCTGGCGCACCTGGTGAAGAAGCAATGGGTGCTCCAGAGGCCGCAGGCAGAATGAAAAGAGAAAGTATTGACTATAGCCGCAAGTTAGGCATCATGTTGTCACAATCAAAAAAAAAGTAAATGAAATGGTAGACCCCTTGGTGTTAGCACTGAGGAGTCTACAATCTTCCGCCAACAATCAAAAGTCAACAGCCCAAGCAACTTGGGACACTATCAACCAAGCTGGCCAACAGCATGGCGCACCTGACATCGATTACGACCGTTTTGCAGCACGATGGGAAAGCGATCCAATAATAAAACAATTGGTTGCTAGATTTGACGGGCAGGGCGTTGTTATCAAAACTCGTCAAGCAGCTGATACTCCTATGCAAGGCACTCCACCAAATCCAGGCGAAGTGAGCAAAATGGCTAAACGTGCCACAGCAAAAGCCATGGGATAGTTGACCAGCACACTAAAATAGTGTATACTTGGGTATATGACCTTACTCAATGAACGATATTCCTACACCCTGATCAACAGAGAAAGTGTAGAAGGCAAACGCTTGTATGCAACACCAGATGGCAGTAAAGTTCCCAGTGTTACTACCATCCTGGACAAAACCAAGCCACAAGAAGAAAAAGATGCACTTCAAGCATGGCGGCGAGCTGTGGGCGAGAAGAAAGCACAGGAGATCACCACTGAAGCTGCCAATCGCGGTACCAGGATGCACAAGTATCTTGAAGACTATGTTCGAGATGGTACTCTTCGAGATCCAGGCACAAATCCCTACTCAGTACAAAGTCACAAAATGGCCAAGCATGTTATTGAACAAGGGCTGGTTAATGTGAATGAAGTTTGGGGTGTAGAAGTTCCCCTGTACTATCCGGGACTGTACGCTGGCACTACAGATGGCTGTGGCATGCACCAGAACGAAGAAGCAATTCTGGATTACAAGCAAACCAACAAGCCAAAAAAACTGGAATGGATCACAGGCTACTATCTGCAATTAACAGCCTATGCGTTGGCCCATAACAAAATACATGGCACAAACATACGCAAGGGTGTGGTGCTGATGTGTGTTAAACCTCCAGAAATTACTCCCATGGTGTGGGGAGATCCAGCTTACCAGGAGTTTGTCCTAAAGCCTGAAGATTTCAGCTACTGGGAAGATCAATGGTGGAAACGAGTGGAGCAGTACTACCGAGAGAACTGATAAATATCCTATATAGAGGATATTCAGATGGCAGTCTACCAAATCAGTCGAATTCAAGTACGTCGTGGACAAGCAAACCAAGGCACAGGCATTCCACAATTAGCCAGCGGAGAAATGGCATGGGCTGTTGACACGCAGGAGTTGTACATAGGAAACGGATCTGTTTCTGAAGGCTCGCCAGGTGTGGGAAATACCAGATTGCTCACACTAAATGACTTGTCAGCACAGGGCAATTTATTAGAATTGTCGCAATATTCGTATGCAGTCACATCGGATATTCCAATTATCACTGGCTCATCTGCAAGCAGTCCTGTTTACAGAACACTACAAACAAGATTAGACGATCAAGTAATCACATCAGATTTTGGTACTGTGGGCAACGGCGTTGCAGACGACACAGCCGCATTGCAACGAGCTATCAATCAACAATATTTGAATGCAAACAATTATGCTTATGGTATCAGTGCAGATGCCGTGAAGTTCAGAACAATTATAACTATACCACCTGGCATTTATAAAACAACCAGCACAATTTTTATTCCAAGTTACACCACACTTGTGGGTGCAGGGGAATTGAAAACAATTATTAATTTTGTCCCACCTAGTGGAAATACGTCACCTGCATTTAGATTTGTAAATGATACCAGCACAGCATCCGCTCCCAGTTCCATAGCATCCACCACCAGCACTAATCAGCCTCGATGGATTGATATCAGCGATTTGTCCATTCACATATTCAATCAAACAAATATAGGTATGCAACTGGATTGTGTAAGAAACAGTAGATTTTCCAACATCAGAATTGCAAGCAGTGAAAGTGAACTCACTGTGTATAATCCCAATAATATTGGTATCAAAATGAATGCGTTGAGTGACATATACACTTGCCAAGACAACCATTTTGAAAACATCACATTGACAAATTTAACCACAGCCGTGTCTGCAAAACAGGACATTGTGAACAACATGTTCACAGGATGCCAAATTCAATTTGCTAGACAGGGATTCTTGTTTGGTATTGAACGCAATGCTTCCACTGATGCATATGTGTTTTCACTCGGTGGTGGCAACATTGGAGAACAATACGGTCCAAGACAAACAAACATAGCGAACACAAAATTTTACAAAATACGCCAGCATGCAATTTATTTGTATCGCGGAGAATTCAATTCTGTTTCTCAATGCAGGCTGTATGATGTTGGCAACAACAACACAGGCGACACCACTTTCCCAGAATTTCCACAGTTATTCTTTAGAACTTCAAACAATTCCACTGAAGAAATCCAAAGCTCTAGAACCAATAGTTTGAATAACATGTCAACATTTTTGACAGTGCCATATTTGCCTGAAGCAAGTGGCAATGTCACTTATGCCTCGCATGGAGTGAAACAGTTCAATATAAGTCAGACCAACGGATCGGATGCAAGATCATTTTTCAGATTGCCAATTTCTGTAGCACACAACGGAACACCAGGTGGCAGTGTCAGTTACACAATTGACTACACTTATAAATCTTTGGTGACCACCGCTGGCACCAAATTCACAAGATCAGGACGAATGCTGATCACTGCAGATGTTGATCAAAAATATTCGCAATTGAGTGATGACTATAATTTTGCTGGCCCAGCCAATTCAATCAATGACACTGCTTTGGCATTTTCCTGTGTGTTGTTGGACATAGCCGGCGCTGTTTATACAGGTGCTGTGGGACAAATTCCGTATGCAATTGGAATTTATTATAAGAACACATTGGCAAACGACACTGGTGATTTCACATTTTCTTACACAGCCGATCATTATGTTCAAATAATTTAACATTGTCGTTTTCATAGACATACTGAATAAATGCGTATATAATTTGTTTTGTAGCTATGATAAGAAATTTGTTAAAAAAAATCTACAAAAAAACATTGAAAATCACGCATAAGTCGTTGAGTTCGAATAGATTTTGGCAACAACATCATTGTCACTAAATACTTCCTAAACTTTAGTAAGTACAATATAGATTCCCATAAGCGAAAGACAATGACACAAATCACAGTAATTAAAAGATCAGGATTGAAAGAACCCCTAGCAGTTGAAAAGTGGCAAGCACAGATTGCCAAAGTTTGTACAGGCATTGCTGATGTAAGTCAAAGCATGATTGAAATAAAAAGCCAACCACACTTTTATGACGGCATTACCACTAGTGAAATTGACAACATAACACTGAGAGCCATAGTTGATTTGATTGACGTGGAACAAAATCCAGACACTGGCCATACAAACTATCAGTATGTGGCAGGCAAACAACGACTCAGCATGTTGCGCAAGGATGTGTATGGCAACTATGAAGTACCGCACCTGTATGACATTGTTAAAAAGAATGTGGACACTGGGTTGTACACCGCAGAATTGTTGACCTGGTACACGGAAGATGACTGGAACCGCATGAACGACATGCTGGACCATTCTAAAGATGAACAGTACGGCTATGCTGCCATCGAACAATTAATTGAAAAGTACTTGGTTAAGAACCGTAGTACCAAACAAACATATGAAACTCCACAGATTAGATACATGGTTGCAGCCGCCACTGTGTTTCATAAAGAAGAACCTAACTCGGCTAGAATGCGTTATATCAAAGAATATTATAATGCTGCATCTGATGGTTTGTTTACTCTTGCTACCCCTGTACTTGCTGGTCTTGGTACTCCAACCAAACAATTTAGTAGTTGTGTGCTTATTCGTAGTGACGATGATCTTGACAGTATTTTTGCCTCCGGGGAAATGATGGCCAAGTATGCCAGTAAACGTGCGGGGATTGGATTGGAAATCGGTCGACTACGCCCATTGGGCTCCCCAATTCGCGGTGGCGAAATCATGCATACTGGTATGATCCCTTTCTTGAAGAAATGGTTTGGTGATTTGCGTAGTTGTTCTCAAGGAGGAATCCGTAATGCGTCTGCGACAGTTTTTTATCCTATTTGGCATCATCAGTTTGACGATCTCATCGTTCTTAAAAATAATCAAGGAACTGAGGAAACAAGGGTAAGGCACATGGACTACGGTGTGGTGTTGAGTGCTTTCTTTTGGAGACGATTCAAGAACAAGGAAGACATCACATTCTTTGATCCTAACGAAGTTCCAGACTTGTATGAAGCATTTTACAAGAACACAGCACTGTTTGAAGAGCTGTATGTGAAATACGAAAAACAAAAGGGTCTGCGCAAAAAGACCATGAGTGCTGAAGAAGTATTCAAGAGTGGCATACTGAAAGAGCGTACCGACACTGGACGCATCTATCTGGTGTTCATTGACAATGTGATGAAACAAGGTCCGTTTGATCCTGAATATCACACTATCTATCAAAGCAATTTGTGTTGTGAAATCCTATTACCTACAAAGTCCTTCAAACGTCTGGATGACGCTGATGGCCGCATAGCGTTATGTACGTTGGGATCCATCAACTGGGGAGCATTTCGTAATCCAGAAGACATGCGTAGGGCTTGTCGTATACTACAACGTAGCCTATGCAATATTCTGGATTACCAAGACTTCCTTTCAATCCAGAGCAAATTAAGTAACGACGAAATTAGTCCACTGGGAATTGGTGTCACTAATCTAGCTTACTGGCATGCCAAGCGTGGATTTAAGTATGGTGAAAAGGATGCACTACAAGAAGTTAAAAGTTGGATGGAGCATCTTGCATTTTACTTGACTGAAGCCACAGTTGAGTTGGCAAAAGAAAGGGGCTCATGCACCACAAGTCAACACACACGATATGGTCAAGGCATATTCCCTTGGGAATTACGAGCAGATGGTGTTAATCAATTAGCAAACTTTGCCCCAGAACTTGACTGGGAAACACTGCGTACAAATATGAAACAGTACGGAGTTCGCAATGCCACGCTGATGGCCATTGCGCCAGTTGAAAGCTCAAGTGTTGTTATAAACAGCACTAATGGAATTGAGTTACCCATGAGCTTGATCAGTGTTAAAGAAAGCAAGGCAGGAAGTTTTGTGCAGGTTGTTCCAGAGTATCACAGATTAAAAAACAAGTATCAGATGATGTGGGAACAAAAAGACTGCGACGGCTATTTGAAAACAGCAGCTGTTCTTGCTGCCTATGTGGATCAAAGTATCAGCACTAACACATTTTATAACCCAGCACACTTTGCAGACCGTAAAGTTCCAACCACATTGATTGCTAGAAATTTGATGCAGGCACACATGTGGGGATTGAAAACTTTCTATTACAGTTTGATCAACAAGCAAGGCAGCAAAGCAGACGCAGAAGATGCTCCTACTATGTTAGAGACTATTAATTTTGATGATGAAGAAGATTGTGAGGCATGTAAATTATGAGGAAGCAATATGTTAAAAGATAGAAGAGTATTATTAGAACGTGATGTCAAAACAGCACACGAACGTGCTGCACAGATGTATTTGGATATTGTATTACACGATAGCAAAGGACACGACGAAGAATATCAACAGTTGAGAGATCGAATTTCCAAACTGGAATTTGACCTTAACGTGGTGAATCAATTGATTCACAAGGGACATGAATAAGTGTTAGAAACAATCTGCGACATAATGGTAGACGCTTACAAGCGTAATTGGATCACCAGCAGGGATGGTAACGTAAGCATACGACATCACGACCGTGACCATTTTTATATCACACCTAGTGGTGTGCGTAAACAAACACTACAGCCTGATCAGTTCAAGAAGATTGGCATTGAAACAGGATACTGGGGACAACCACCAACTAGATATCATGCAACCAAAGAGTTAGAGTACACCGAAATCAGTGCAAACCTGAAACCCAGTGGAGAACTACCCCTACACTTTGGCCTACAAAAAGAAATGGGTCAGCACACTGGAGAAGTTCGTGTGGTGGTACATGTGCATCCTACTTACTGTATTGCGGCCATGCATGCTGGAATTGATTTGAGTACTGTGAGTGCAGCCTTTCCGGAACTGAACCGTTATACCAAGGTAGCACCTAATGTGGGTGATGTGCCTCCTATTAGCCAAGAGCTTGCGGACCAGTGTCACCAGCAGTTACAATTAGACAAAGATGGTAATATTGCCTACGACATTGTGGGAATTAAAGGACACGGAGTAGTTGCCATTGACACAAGTCCATGGCGAGCATACGAACATATAGAACGATTAGAACACATTTGCAAGATAGTACTTGCATCAGGAAAATATTAAAATGTCAAAACAACAATACAACTTACACACAAAGACAGACTATCTTAATCGCAAGATGTTTTTGGACCCAGCAGGCCCAGTTACTATTCAACGTTTTGAAGAAGTCAAATACAAGAAGATTGCAGACTTTGAAGCAACAGCACGTGGCTTCTTCTGGCAACCAGAAGAGATCAGTCTTACCAAAGATTCAAATGATTTCAAAGATGCCAGCGAAGCTGTGAAACATATCTTTACATCAAACTTGCTACGTCAAACAGCATTGGACAGTTTGCAAGGCCGCGGACCAAGTCAAATCTTTATGCCTGTTATTAGTTTGCCAGAACTGGAAGCATTGGTGTACAACTGGACATTCTTTGAAACAAACATTCATTCAAAGAGCTATAGTCACATCATCCGCAACATTTACAATGTGCCCAAGGATGTGTTCAACACCATTCATGACACTAAAGAAATTATAGACATGGCATCGAGCGTTGGCAACTATTATGAAGCATTGCACAATATCAACTGTCGCAAACAAATGGGTGAAACAATTCCAGAAAAAGAACACATCCGAGCAATTTGGTTAGCACTACACGCCAGTTATGCTCTGGAAGCGTTCCGTTTCATGGTATCGTTTGCCACAAGCCTGGCCATGGTAGAGAACAAAATCTTCATGGGTAACGGCAACATCATCAGTTTGATACTACAAGATGAATTGTTGCACAAAGGTTGGACAGCCTACTTGATCAATCAAGTAATCAAAGAAGACCCTAGATTTGTCGAAGCCAAACAAGAATGTGAGGCTGAAGTGTATGCATTGTACATGGATGTGATCCGTGAAGAAAAAGAGTGGGCAACGTATTTGTTCAACAAAGGTCCAGTGATTGGATTAAATGCCAACATCCTCAAAGACTTTGTGGACTACACTGCTGTGGGAGCATTAAAAGATATTGGTATCAAATATAACAATCCTGCTCCCAAGTCAACACCAATCCCGTGGTTCAACAAGCACGTGGATACCAGCAAGAAACAAACTGCACTGCAAGAAAATGAATCAACAAATTATGTTATTGGCATTATGAGTGAAACATTAGATTACGATGCATTACCAGCACTATAAGGAAATAACATGAAAGCAACTGTATGGAGCAAGCATCACTGTCCTTATTGCGATCAAGCAAAGGCATTGTTGACTCAAAAAGGTTATCAAATTGATGAATGTAGAATTGGCGACGGATATACCAAAGAAGAATTGTTGGAAGCTGTGCCCAATGCCAGGACTGTGCCGCAAATATTTTTAGACGATAAATTAATAGGCGGGTTTACAGAACTCAAACAACATTTAGAAAAGGTATAGCATGTTAATTTCAAAAGGTGTAAGCGCAGGTGAAGTGGTAACAATCAAAACCACAGCAGGTGAAGAAATTGTGGCCAAGTTGGTAGAACAAGGTCCAATGGGTGTTACAGTTAAGAAACCCCTGTGTTTGACAGCAACCAAAGACGGTATTGGACTAGTACCATTTTTGTTCACAACAGATCCAGAAACAGAAGTTACTATAAATAGAAGTACTATAATGGTTTTGGCATCCACTATCAAAGATGCAGCGGACCGTTATACTGAACAAACAACAGGAATTAAACTGGTATAAAATGTCATGCACAAGTTTGTAGTAAAACGTAATAATATTTTAGAAACTTATACAAACTATGAAGACATACCACACGACTTTGATCATGTCATTGAATTCCTTCCAGATGTTCCAGATGGTCCACACTCGGATGAAGAGCATGATGAATTGGCAAAATGGAATGATCGATTACAAGAACTAATGAGGATAGAACATGCCCGCGGTAACAAGAATAGGTGATGCAGACGTAGCACATTGTAGCGGAATGACCAGAGCAGCTGGTTCTGGCAATGTGTTTGTTAATAATATTGCTGTTAGTCGACAAGGTGATGTGAATACTGGGCATTTACTTCCAGGTGGGAGATCTTGCCCGTCACATGCAGCTCCAATTGCCACTGGATCATCTACTGTTTTTGTAAACAATTTGGGTTGTGGAAGAGTAGGAGATGCGCTTAGTGGTTGCACAAGTGTTGCCGCTGGAAGCTCAAATGTATTTGCAGGCTAATCAATTAACTAGACATTTATTTTCTACTCCTGTACACTAGGTATAAGTACTCTGTACTTCATATAAAGGATTATTAAAAATGGCTACAAACAAACACGCAGAATTCACAGCAATCGTAGAAGCAATGGAAGCAGACTTTGAAAAGTTTTATGACAAGGAAGTTGGCGCCGCCGGCACCCGTGTTCGTAAACATTGCCAAGATTTGGCTAAACTTTGCAAAGAAACTCGTAACGATGTTACTGCAGTTAAAAACGCACGTAAAGAACCAAAATAAGTCAACTAAATACTAGTCCAGGACGTTATATAAGTATACTGGAGATTATTATGAAAAAGTTATTAACAATCTTATTGGCTCTTCCAATGTCCGTAGCGGCACAGGATATTTATGTAGTAAATGTTCAACCAAGATTTGTCACTGTACAACAACAGCAATGTCATGTACAGGAATTCCATCGAGACAGCAACTCTGGATCTGGAACTATCGGTGCTGTGGCCGGCGGCTTGCTAGGCAGCACACTTGGTAGTAATCGAAATGATCAGGTAGCAGGCACTGTGATTGGAGCATTGATAGGCGGCGCTATTGGCAATGAAGTTGGTCGTGAACCGGCTAGAATAGAACAAAGACAAGTGTGTAGATATATTCCTGTGCAGGTTCAACAAGGCGAAATAGTTACATTTAACTATCGCGGTCGAGTGTTTACACAAACATTTAATAATTAATAACAGGAAAACATTATGGCAAAATTCAAAGCACATCATCCTCGTTCAGTAAAAGCTACTGCTCGCAGAGTTCTTAAGAAGAAGAAGTAATGGCATACTCAGACAAGGTTGTTGACCACTATGAAAATCCCAGGAATGTCGGATCTTTTGACAAGGGTGATCCTAGTGTTGGTACTGGTATGGTTGGCGCACCTGCTTGCGGCGACGTGATGAAACTACAAATAAAGGTTGATCATGATACAGGTATTATTACAGATGCAAAATTTAAAACGTATGGCTGCGGATCGGCTATCGCAAGTTCAAGCCTCATTACAGAATGGGTCAAAGGCATGCACATCGACCAAGCCGGATCAATCAAAAACTCCGACATTGCCGAAGAACTAGCCCTGCCCCCAGTCAAGATACATTGTTCAATTCTAGCAGAAGATGCTATCAAAGCAGCTGTAAATGATTACCGTAACCGACAAAGCAAGTAAGAAGATCAAACACAATCTGGAAAAGCGTGGCACAGGTGTGGGTATTCGTATAGGTGTTAGAACTACCGGGTGTAGCGGATTGGCTTATGTGTTGGAATATGTTGATCACTACACTGCCGAAGAAGGTGTCACTAACTATGCCCAAGCTGATTTTGTAGTATTGGTAGATGCCAAAAGCCTAGTGTATCTAAATGGACTAACAATGGATTGGGTTCGCAATGGACTCAATGAGGGATTTGATTTTATCAATCCAAATGAAAAGGATCGTTGCGGATGCGGCGAATCCTTTAGAATATAAACCAAACTAATTGACTGAGTAACAAAACCCAGCTATAATAGTGGCTATGTTTAACTATCGGAGATTATTTTGAGTATGCATTTGCATCATCCTAGTCTTAGCCTAAGCGGCAAGAAGAAGGGCAAACAAAAATTCGCATCAGCAGAACACGCAAGAAAGGCTAGAGATTTGGACGAATCGTGGAAAGAACTCCAGAAGAAATGGGGCGTCGAAGCTGAAGAAAAGAAACGCAAACGAGCCTTGACAGCTGAGCCGCTGAAGGGCCATTACAGTTTGGCTATTCCAGAAGGCCGTAGTACAGCACATATTCTCAGCAGAGACACAGGCGGCAATGCCACTTTGGCTCCTGCCAAAGTGTATACTGGAACCAAAGTAAAAGGTATTGCAACCATGCACAAAAGCAACGCAGTACCGGTGTTTAGTGACGAACAAGCAGTTGACATTTCTCGTATGAGGCGTTAAACTGTGTATAAGTATAAACTAGTTGTTAACCAAGGTAGTTTTTTGGATAATTACTTGTTGCCCAGAAAGGTTTTGGGCTATACAAGCAGCAGGCTTTTAACGCACAAGGAGATGTATCGGAGCCATATAACAACGGAACTAGCAATTCCTATTCCAGCGTAAAGGAGAAACAACATGATACGCATCATAAAAACAGCAGTATTGGCACTAGCAATGCTGATGGCAATAACAGCAGTATACACAGCAACAATTTACAAACTTGATAATCTCAAACAAGTGCGGTTGGATGTTAGTCCAATCACAGCTCAAATGAGACAAACACAGCTAGATTGTTTAGCTCGTAACATATACCACGAAGCAGGCGGCGAACCTTTTGAAGGCAAAGTTGCAGTGGCACAGGTAACAATCAATCGTGCAGAAAGCGGACAATTCCCCAGCGATATCTGCCGAGTGGTTTATCAAAAGAACATAGTGTATGAAAAAGTACTTTGCCAATTCAGTTGGTATTGTGAACAAGCCAGTGTGAAAAAGCCAATGAATGGCCCAGTCTATACCGAAAGTATGGAAGTGGCAAAAAAAGTTCTATTGGAAGGATTCCGTTTACCCAGCATTAAAGATGCACTTTATTTCCACGGTGATTACATTAATCCAGGTTGGAAACGAGAACGAGTTGCCCATGTTGGTCGCCACATTTTTTACAAATAAGGATACAAAATGAACACAGAAAAAATTACCAAAAGCATTTACGACTTTTTTGACTTGAATTTGTGGGTACAAAACATCAAAGAACATGCACCACATGTCAGTGCAGAAACAATGGGTTGGGTTGCTGTGATTCTGTTGCACTTGGCCACAATTCCCACCATGATAGCAATACTTACTGGTTTAACTGAAAAGATGCCGCCAGTTGACATGGTGCTGTTCAGTTGGGCTGGATTGTTTTGCTTTTTCCTAAAAGCAGCCATTCAAAAGGACTTTTTAAACATTGTGACAATTGGATTGGGGTTCTTTGTACAAGCTGCCATGTTGGCATTAATTGTATTCAAGTGATAAGCGGATAAATATTACATAATTAAGGAGCACCTAAAATGCCATCAGGATTTCAAAATGACGCAAATCAGCTACAAGCTGAAATGTACAGAGTAATTATCACAATGAGTAATGCAACATATTACCCAACCGCAGACTCAGCAGACAACGGCGGTGTTACACCAAACTCAGCAGATAGTTTTGCCACATTGCCAACCACACTGGCCAAGGGCAGAGCCCGTGCTAGAGGTAACATGCGCTTCCGCAATGTTGTAAATCGTCTATCAGGATTGACTGATTGTCAAATCCGCGATATCACCATTACAGAAGCCAACGGAGATGCACAAGCAACCAGTTTGGCATTCACTGTTGCGTTTGAGCGTCCTGATTTTATTGCGCTGACAGGTACAGCCGTTGGATCAACCACTGTTGGCAACGACATTGCCGGCGCTGCAATGGATTCAAGAGCTAAAGTAATTGCCAATGCAGTAGCAACTGGCATTCGTGATGTGACCACTGTGGATCATACTCGTGTGTATGACGGCACAGAGGCGCTGGACACACAACAAGCTATCACAGTTACAACAACTGGTGCAACTGCCAGCCAGACTTTGGGAACTGTGTCTGTGGCAATCATTGATGAATCAACCTTGTTCGATTGAAATAATTAAATGATATTAGCTTGGTTGTTACTCCTTACTGGTCTCACCATCTCAGCGGTCGCAATTTACTATTCAGTGGTAGGTTTGACCGCTATATTTTCAGCGGCTGTGATTCCTATTATTGTGATGGGATCCGCACTGGAAGTCGGCAAACTTGTCTGTGCCTCGTGGCTCAAAGCCAATTGGGAACGTGCTCCAGGTTTTATGAAATATTACATGGTCACAGCAGTGATTGTGTTAATGATCATAACATCCATGGGGATTTTTGGATTCTTAAGTAAAGCCCACAGTGATCAAAGTTTGGTGTCGGGTGACGTTGCTAGTAGGATTGCTATCTATGATGAAAAGATTCGAACAGCCAAAGAAAATATTGAAGCCAACCGTAAGCAACTTAAACAGATGGATGAGGCTGTGGACCAAGTTATGGGTCGAAGCGCAGACGAAAAGGGTGCAGACAAAGCAAACAATATACGTAGATCTCAGCAACGTGATCGCATTGCTTTGGCCAAAGCAATGCGATCACGTTGCTGAGATC